AACGATGCGTTCGGCTCCCTCCCTATCGGCAAGTGGACGGGCATTGAAGAGGACGAAACGGGCCTCAAGCTAACCGGCGAACTGCTGGACACCACTATGGGAATCGACACCTACAAGGCGCTCAAAGCTGGCGCGATTACGGGTCTGTCCATCGGCTTCCGTCCTACGAAATGGCGCATGGGCCAGAAGTCGGGCGAACCTCGCCGCACCTTGGAAGAGGTCGAGTTGGTGGAGGTGTCCGTTGTTAGCGTCCCTGCAAACGACAAGGCTCGCGTATCTGATGTGAAGAGCTTTGCAGAGCACGACATGACAACTCGCGATCTAGAAAACCTACTGCGCGAATGCGGTCTAACCAAGTCACAGGCTACCACAGTCGCTGGACAGTTTGAAAGTAAGGCAGAGGTCCAAACAAAGGCAGACGAGCAAGATACATTAGAGCGCGTTGAAGCCCTACTTTCCAAGTTCAAAATCTAACTAACGGAGCCGCCCTTGTAGGCGGCTTCGCCATAACTTCCGTCCGCATAAATAGGAGTAGAGCAGCCCTACTTGAAGGGCTGCGTCTCTTCAGCCGCGTCGGAGGGATTCCGGTCATTGGTGAAGAAAAAAAGAACAAAAACACCATAGAACGGGAGGGCTTAAATGTCCGACATGAACGACAAGCTAGACCAGATTGGTCAGGCATTTGAGGAATTCAAAAGCGCAAACGACGCTCGCCTTGCAGAGATTGAAAGCAAGGGCAGCGCAGACGCACTTACAAACGACAAGGTTGAGCGCATCAACACCGCACTTTCGGAACTTCAGGAAGAAGTTTCGGAGATTGCGAAGAAGTCAGGTCGCCTAGGCGCTTCGGAAGAAGGCAAGGACGAGTACGAAGCCAAGTTCAACGACTGGGCACGTACCGGCGAAGGCGAACGCGAAGTCAAGGCAATGGCAACGGAACAGGGCGGCGGCGACGTTGTGGTTCCTAGAGTGCTAGACACCAACATTATCGAAGAGCTTTATGCTCACTCGGCAATGCGTCAGCTTGCAGACGTCATTTCAGTTACCAGCCGCGATTACAGCTTCATGCGCAGCAACGCTGGCGCACAGGCTGGCTGGGTTGGCGAAACCGACGAGCGTCCTGAAACCAACACTCCTGCACTTTCCAAGGTCGCTGTTACCTTCGGTGAGATGTACGCAAACCCTGCCGCAACGCAGATTTCACTGGACGACGCAGCATTCGACCTAAACGGCTTCCTAGCCCGTCAGATTGCCAACGTGTTCGGTGCAACCGAAGGCGCAGCTTTCATCAACGGCAACGGCACCGACAAGCCAACTGGCGTTTTCTCGGCAAGCACCGGCATCGAGCAGGTTGCAGGTTCGGGCGTTACTGTAGACGGTGACGATGCTCTTGCGCTGTTCTACGCTCTGGATGCTCGCAAGCGCGCCAACGCTTCGTTCCTTGTGAACCCTGCGTCGGTCCACACGCTGCGCACGTTGAAGGATGCAAACGGCAACTACCTGTGGCAGCCTTCGCTACAAGCTGGTCAGCCTGCAACCCTTCTGGGCAAGCCAATCTACGAAGACGACAACGTGGCTGTTGAAGCTGCTGGTGCGCTTTCAATGGCATTCGGCGACTTCAAGGCCGGTTACGTCATTGCTGACCGTCTCGGCACTCGTATGCTTCGCGATCCGTACACCAACAAGCCATACGTCCACTTCTACACAACTAAGGTTGTTGGTGGTCAGGTTGTTGACGCTTCGGCTATCAAGCTGCTCAAGCTAGCTGCTTCGTAAGAACGACTAGCACAACGCTAAACAAGGGGGTCAGTCCGCAAGGGCTGGCCCTTTTGTGTAAATACCAACATGGAAAAGAACACACTAAGCCGCTCTGACGCGCTACCTATTACCGTCGAAGAGTTCTGCAAGTGGTCGCGGATTGACGACGCCACTCTAGAACGTGAACTGATCGAAGGTTTGATCCTCGCTGCGCGTGACGCCGCCGAGAATTTCACCGGACGAACGCTTGCCAATTCGGAGGTTGAGTACATCGTACCTGCTTCGGCTGGCTTAACGTCCCTGCCTACGCTTCCTGTCCGCTCCATCGTGAAGGTGGAAGCCGAGAAGCCAAATGGCGACAGAACACTCCTAGAGCTTGTCAAAGACTACAGGCAGCGCGTGACGGACTACGTTGCGAACATTCGTCTGCTCTCCACCCATTCCGATACTGCGCTCGTTATCACGGTAGAAGCTGGATACGAAACAACAGCCGCAATCCCACAGGCAATCAAGCAAGCGATCAGCGTTCATGCTGCCAACGCTTACATGGGTCGCGAAGGACAGGACGAAGCTACCAAGACGTTCGAACGCCTTCTGCGCCCATACTGCGTGGGCTTGCTCTAATGATTAAAGCTGGCGACCTCAATCAGCGCCTTGCGCTCGAAACAAAGACCTTCACCGAGAACAGCTTTGGTGAGCGAGAGGATAGCTGGCAGACGCTCGCTACTGTTTGGGCTGCGAAGAGGTTGTTCAGCCAAAAGGACATTGCGAAGCAATCTGGCGAACTATCACAGGCGGAAGTGAAGTTTCTAATCCGCTACCGCAGCGACGTAACCAGCGACATGCGGTTCCAGTACAAGGGCGATACCTACTACATAACAGCATTAGAGGAAACGCTAGACGACACGGGCCTCATCATCTTCGGGAGGAAGAACCGATGAGCAAGCACTTTGACGTTGGCGGTTTCGATGAACTGGAAAAGGCACTGGCAAAGCTAGGGCCGCAAGTGGGCACCAAAGAAGGCCAAAAGGCCGTGATGAAAGGCGCTCGCCACATCGCAAAGAACATCCGCAAGGCTGCGCCTGTAGGCGATGCAGACACCAACCGCACCTATTCCACTGCAACTGGTACGCAGACGGTCGATTACGGGCACTTGAAGCGGAACATTCGCGTCCAGCGCAAGAAGCGCAAAGGACCAAAAACGGTGGCTGGTATCCTTGGCACAGGCGCAGCGTTCTGGGGCAGCTTCCTCGAATTCGGCACCCGCAAGATGAGCGCGAAGCCTTGGTTTGGTCCTGCGTTCCGTTCGTCGGGACCGGAAGCCCTCCAAATTATCAAAGCTGAGTTGCGCGCCGCTCTCAAGAAAGCGGGAGGCCGCTAATGCTCGAAGAACTGCTCACCACGAAATTGAAAACCGTAACGCCACAGGCCTTCCCGCTCAAAGCACCGGAGAGGGTTACAGGGGCGCATCTAATCTACCAACGGACAGGTACCGCGAGGGAAACACACCTAGACGGCCCCGGCGGCATAGCTGTCGTGAACTTCCGTGTGGATTGCTACCAAACATCATACTCCAAAACCAATGCCCTTGCTGACGTTCTACGGGCGTCCTGCGATGGATGGCGTGAGGGTGATGTACTCTACTGTTCGGTTGATAACGACATAGACTTTGGAGCGGAACCAGATGCCGATGGGTACTACCGTCGCAGTCTAGAACTACGAGTAACCTACCGGGAGTCCTGAGCGCAAAAGTACCTAACCAGTCAGCATAAATACCTGCGTCAGCCCCCTTTGTTGGGGTTCAACCAATGACGGAGGATTTAGACTATGGCAGGCACTACTGCTCAAGGAATTAAGATCACAATGGATCCTGCCGGTACTCCGGTAGTCCTAACCAATGTAACCAGCTTTGACGGTCCTACAGGTTCGGCGGCTGTAATTGATGCAACTACCCTAGCAAGCGTTGCGAAGGAAAAGCTGATGGGTCTGCGCGACGAAGGGCAGTTCTCATTCGAGTTCAACTACAATCCAGCCGATACAACCCACGAAGCTCTAGCCGCTGCTCGCGCTTCACAGGCCCTCAAGCCTTTCGAAGTGGACTTCAACGGCACCGACGTAATGACCTTCTCCGGTTACGTAACCAACTTTGGGGTTAAGGGCGCTGTCGACGATCTAGTTGCAGGTAGCTGCACCATCGAAATCACCGGCGAAGTTGTTTGGCCAACCGCCTCGTAATTAAGTGAGATAACAAACCATGACAAAAGCACTTGACCTAGAAGCAATCAAAGCGAAGGCGAAACCTAAGACAATCAAAATTGACCTGCCCGAAAAGGTAGGCTTTGTGTATGGTCGGCAGTGGAGCCTTCGCGAGAGCGACGAAATTCAAGCCATCGCAAAGAAGCTAGCAGCAACAGAAGGTGCCGAGAACGAGGAACACGAACGCCAGTGGCGCGAGTTAGTAGTCAAGTATGGCATCTGCAACGAAGCTGGCGCTCCTTTGTTTGATGAAGACACCATTGAAGACATGTACGCCCTGCCAACTGACGTTGTAGGCTGCATGGTCACTGGTGCTGTTAAGGCCAACGGTTTCGACCTCTCGGCTGCGCAGGAACAAGACTCCCCAAACTAACAGAAGAGGGCCAGTTTCGACATAGACTGGCCCTCGCTCTTGGGCGTTCGGTTGCCGAACTTGAAGAGTCAATCTCCTATGTCGAATACCAAGATTGGAAGACGTTCTACCTCAT